CAATTCCGCAGGCCTTGGCTCTCGCCAGGATCTTTCTGCGCAGGGTGGCCTTTTCACCTGAACTTAATCCCTTGGCCTGGTTAAATCTAGCCATTGCGTTGCGCACACGGGCGCAGGTGTCTAGAGGAAAACCTCTAGTTCTTGGCACTCCAAAGGAAGATGTGGGAAGAGCCTTCCTTTGCTTAGTATTAATAGGAGCTGCTTCTTCCTTTGCATCAGCTTCTTCGGAACCAGCCACAGGTACCGGATAAGCTTCCGTCTCGGAATCTTCATACTCCCATACTTCCTTGGGAATTACATGTCCAAAGTGTTGAGAAGTATATCCCTTCTCAGAATAGTCTTCTACCATGTACCCCGTCACTGTGTGAGAATGATATCGGGAACCTCCATCCATATAGGTACTAGCGATAGAAGTTTTACCATTTCCTTCCTCATCCAATGTAACAAGATGCTTGTGACCATCTAGAGGATCAGGAGAAGTAACACCTACCTTACCGGAAAGATGGGCAAGCGCCTGCTTAAACTCATCATCAATGGCCTCAGAAGCCATAACAGTGTCTTTATTTAGAGGGATGCATTCCCGTAGAACATAATCAAAAAACTCATTAGCGGGGCACTGGTGATTTACAGTGTCCCGTCGTCCTTCAGGCTGCATCTGAGTAATTTCTTCATGTCCCCCAGTTCCAGGAGCCGCTCCTTCCTCTACTATCTCATCGCCTTCCTCTGTTCGAGCAAAGGTTTCGGTGTTCTCCGCCTCGGCTTCTTCCAGAGAAATACATCGGCGCTGCACAAAAGAAAAGGTTGTACCTTCTCCGCAACTTGCGGGTTCGTCCATCTCGTCTGCGTCTAATGCTACCTCTCGGACACTGGCGGTAGAGACATTAATCATAGGGGTAGTATTACCCTTATCAACTTCACCTCTCCACTCGGGACCATAGTCCACATTAACGCTTCTTGTGAATGCTGTGTGATCGGTAGAGCCCAACGGTAAGCATCTTCCGCTACCAGGGTCTCTTCGATGCCCTTCTGGACAATCTTCGCCTACAACAATAGCGAACTCTCTTAAATCCTCTAGAAAGCTCCTAATATCGGCGTTCTTGTCTACGCTTTTAGTCGCCATGGATTTCTATCCTCCTTTAACGTAGTTGTTTCCTAACTTAGGTTAGGGCTTGGGTGGCTTTGTGTTTGGTGTAGTGGATTTCTTGCGAGGCTTACCCTTTCCCCCAGTACGGGGGCGGCCCTCGCTCGGAGTACCCACGGGTGTTCTCTGAGTGGTTTGGACCTGCTTCTTAATCTGCTGAAGCTGGTCGGTCATGTTCTTTTGTAGATCCTTAAGATCCTTCTCTGTTACCGTGGTGGGTTTGCCGCTAGGAGTAGTGTCCTGCGTAGGTACAGGCCCCTGTGCGGGTAGAGCCTTCGGGTTGTACGGAGAACCAATAATTCCAATAGTTCCGTCCTGCACCAGAGGCTTCTCTTGAATGAAGTTAGCAAGCTCGTTACTAAAGTCGAATCCAAGCTTCTCGATACCAGTTTCGTAAGAAATAATACGACGATCAATCATACCCTGAACGACGCTCATCATCATAACTTCGTCCTTAAGGGCGTTCTCATCGAATCTAACTACTGGATAACGACTAAAGCCCATAGCCAAAGCTACTTCTTCATACTCGTGGTCTATCCATCTCTTTACACAACGACGAGCATAATTAACTTCCTCAGAAAATCCTTTTAGCGCCGCCTCGATAGCCTTAGAGTTTCCAGCCAACTTACCGTCCACCAGCGCACGAGTAACTCCCATTGCTTGGCTAAGATCATCATTAACTTGGGCAAACTTGTCTTGACCTAGAATTGTACTAATTTCAGGAAAGGTAACTTTCTCTATTTGAAGAGTGTGATTCCAAACAATATCAAAACTCTTACTTGCGGTATCGAACAATCGGGCAACTGTCTCAAGCTGGGACTGATCTGTAACAGGGTGTTCGTCATTACCAATAGTAATTTTGAGAATGTAGTTAGTGATACCATCCAAAGTTGAGTAGTCTGCCTTCTTCAGCTCGTCCTTGTAGTTCATATCATCAAACATTCGAGCAGCCTTAGGTAAAGGATAGCGCTCATAGTCCATTCTACGATAATCACATTTTCCAACTAGTTCCGGCGGAAGCTTTACGGGTTGATTCTTCTTGATGGCATCCTTAAATTCCCTCGGCAGGCTGGTAAGAAACTTTCTCTGCTCGGGCGTGGCTTTTCCGGTGTTCTTTAGCAGTGCTGCAATCTCTTTGAATGCTTCTGGCTTAAGAAAAGTTTCTGTTTGATCAAACATTAGAGAACCCTTAATGTCTACCAGGGTTGGGTTCAAAATAGTATAGTTAAGTGGTATAAAAGACTTGGACCAAATCTTCTTAGCTGCGGCTACATCTTTGTACGCCATTAAAGTCTTCAACTGGTCAGAGGTTTGGTAGTGATTAGCTTGGGCTTTACGTCTTACGGCCCCATCAAAATCTTCTGGCTTCAATTTGGGATCAAATTTCCCCACAAGCTTGAAGGTACGAACCATTCCAACACGAAAGAAGTCAAAGAAAATCTTCTCTACAGTTTCTTGGAAGTTAATCTCAGAAGTCCAGGTATCATAAAAGAGCTTAATATCCTCATCATCAATATCATTCTTGTACCCTTTGGCTGCAAAGTTAGACAGCGTATCAATCCAAGTACCGTAAGGTCCCTTGGCCTTGTAAAAATCTATGGCTCTTTGAAATATCTGCTGTGGCTGGGCGCGGGTAACTTCAGGACGGCCTGTTAAAAGGTCTAGGTCTACTCGTCGAGTATAGTCTCGGGTAATAACCCTACCACCTTCATGAAACCGTAGAGGGTTGCGATCTCCACGATCAGGATCTAAGTACGCTAGCTCTACAGCCGGACGTCCCTCGGGACCTACGTCTATTTCCATCTCGTGTACGCCAGGTTTTACTTCCTCGTGGGAGAGAACTTTGGCGTTTTCCAAATTCTTATTGATCCTGTCCTTTACTTCGTCCGACATCTAGTCTCTCCTATTTCTTGTTTACAGGCCTGTTAGAAGTGCGACCTTTACTACCACCTTTGCCGGGGACGGGTTTTAACACTGCCGCGGGACTAGTTAAAACTGTCCGCTTTTGACCTTGCTGTGTAAGCATTCGCTGCTTGTACCCAATGGGATCTTGAACCATTTCCAGTTTATCCCTAAGAGCATCAGGAATATCATTCCCAACTGGCATTCCATCAGATCGTATTATGGATTGAGCAGCGCCGCGGGCGCGGGGCTTCATCACCCCACCATGATGTATAATACTTTCAGGAATAAGCTCAGTCCAAAGATGATCGTACACACACCGGGCTGCAAGCATAAAGGCGGTGTACAAGTCCTTCTTTTGTTTTCCGTGCCCCTCCCCCTTAGGTACATCAAAGTGATGTTTTCCTGTGGGAGTTTCTGACAACTCAATCATCTGCATCTGCTGCTTCATTGTTTGAATAGTTTCCCATGCCTCTTCCTGGGCAGGGGAGGGTGACTCGTTCCTAGGAATGCTCGGAAAAAGCAAATCGCGGTGCTCAAGCAAACGTAATGCCACAAAGTTAGATTCTGAAATGAAATCAGTTCCAAAGTTACACATGGTTAAAATGTGCCTACCAGACTTAATCTGGTGAACCTCATCATCAGGATCCAGAATGGCGCCTGCTCGATGCCCGCGATTATTTTCTGCCAGGATGTCCTTGATAGCTAATCCACCACCACCGGCATCCATATATATAGATTGTACATTAAAAGCATCACAGAGATCTTCTATTAGCTCTGCCATCTTAGGAAAGGGCATCTTTTGAATCTCTACAGCATGTACTATTTTAGAGGGTACTCCTAGTTCCGCAACACAGATGGCAAAGGAGTCTTCAGATCGAGCTGGGTCCACACCTAAACAATAAGATTTTCCTGCTTCTCCCGCAACCCGTGTAGAGAACCCGGTGTTAGAACATGCTTCTAAAAGGGATGCTTTATAGAATGCGTCTGTGTCTGGAATAAAAGCTGCTTCATACTCCATCCTAAATTCCAAACTCGACATTTCTCTTTGCGCAGCTTCAATAGATTTCTTATCTAAAAATCCTTCGGGTAGAAGAGTAAAGGGTACGCGATAGACGGCGTACTTTGAATTTCCGTTGGACATCTCTTCTTTATAGGCACAATACAACTTGTACATGTGGTTAAACGTAAAGTAACCAGATGAGGTGATAATGATTTGGTTAGTAACTGTATCTTGATCAATTTCTTCTTGAGTAATTAAACCTTTTTCTAACAGCTCTTTTTGACGAGCAACCTTCTCAACGTTTTCCATTGGATCGGCTATCGTAGCTGCCATAGGACGAATTACCATGTTGAAGATATCGGAGGGAATGTGGGGAAACTCATCGCAGAGGATGGTATAGAAACGAGAACCTCTGATTTTGGTTCCGTCTCCAAGCGGAATCGCTTGAATCATGGAGGGATTTTTGGCACCTACAGACTTAAAGCGAATGTAGCAGTTGTCTGAAGCGGAGGTGGGTTTGCGTTCACATGCTGCCTGCATAATCGGAGAACGATGATACAGCTTATCACACTCGTCAAAGATGTACTTACTCTGACGAAAGGTGGGAGCCAAGAGACCAACGCGGTGACCGGGATACAGCAAAGCCTTAAGACATGAAAAGACCCCAAGCATAAAGGTTTTACCAGCACCTCGACACATGATGGCCATAACATAGTCCCGAAACCACATGGACCTCAAGACTACCTTTTGAATAGAACTTAACTTCACTCTCAAAAGGTCTTGGGCCGCGATTTCGGGATATTGCCGATAGAACTCTAAGAGTTCTTCGGATTGCTGTATAAAATCAGGATCATCAAGCAGAGTCTGCAAGATTAGTAACCGTCCTTTTCCAGGACCTCCTCAAGTTGGCGCTCAGTATCTTCTTCTTCTGCCAACAGGGCAGCAACTCGGTCCTGATCTCTCTTCTTTTGTTCCATGTCGTATCGAACAATGAGATCAACGATATTGATGTCCTGTGAGGACCTGGCGTCTTTTCTATCGGAACGTCTGGCGGATAGGTTTTCTTTGGCGGTCTGCTTTCTCTTGTAGATGCGTTCGAGAGACTGATTGATATTCACGAGGGCATCCGGGCTATCTTTG